ATACCCGGTATTTGGTAATGCCTAAGCCAGCTGGTAAGAAGAAGTATTCTGCCGGTCAAATGAAGATCGCCAGAGTAGCACCACCCCGAGATAAGATCACAGGAGCTGACTTCAAGAAACTTAGAAATGGCAAAAAGAAAACGAAAGGGAGTAAGCCTGTCTCTCGGAAGAGGTGAGAAGAGTCGCAAAGGCGGCCTGACAGCNAANGGNAGAGCCAAGTACAATCGTGCCACTGGCTCTAATCTCAAAGCTCCACAGCCCGGAGGAGGGGCTAGAAAGAGGTCATTTTGTGCTCGCATGTCTGGCATGAAAGGCCCACTCAAAAAACCAAACGGCAAGCCTACACGAAAGGCTCTTGCCCTACGTAGATGGAAATGCTAATGGCACACAAGAAAGGATCAAAATGCGGCTGCAAACATGGAGGTAAGAAACGATAATGGGTAAATTATGTCCACGTGGTAAAGCAGCTGCCAAAAGAAAATTCAAGGTCTACCCTTCTGCATACGCAAACGCATATGCTGTTAAGGTATGTAAGGGTCAGGTCAAATCAGGTGGTGTAAAAAGAACAGCACCCGGCTACACTAAAAAGAAAAGAAGATGAGCTTAAAAAGATGGTTCGCCGAGAAGTGGGTCGACACCAAAACTGGTAAGCCCTGCGGCAGACAGAAAGGTGAGAAGCGTAAAGGCTACCCTGCTTGTAGACCATCTAGACGTGTCTCATCTAAGACACCCAAGACTACAGGTGAAATGTCTAAGGGCGAGAAAGCTCGCTTCAATCGGACTAAAACAAGTAGTAAACGCATAGGCTATAATCATAGCAGACGGAAGAAAACCGTCCGTTCATCCCGAAAGAAAAAGTAGGGACGCATGACACCCAAGCATGGAACGGGGCTTGGATATATGAGAGATACAATGACTGTAACTTACGTATATCGTGGCATCAAGTACACAAGAGTAATCGGTTAAGGCCGTACAGGGAGGTTCAAGTCCTCCCATCTCTATTGGAGCGAGCCTGCTAAGGCAGATACCTCAATCCGTCTAGACGGTGGGATAGACCACAAAATATGGCCAAAAAATTTTCAGATCTGAAGAACGTACAAACTATACATTCTTATTAGAAATGGCATACCCCGGAAGTTTCGACCATCAGTCGAACGTAAACCCAACCCAGCTAACAAGGCCGGGTGCACTTAACGGTGGTAGTGATCCTAGAGCCCTTTACCTTAAACTCTTCTCAGGAGAGATGTTCAAAGGCTTCCAGAGAAACACTATCGCTAGAGACTTAGTACAGAAGAGAACATTAACTTCTGGTAAGTCAATGCAGTTCATCTACACTGGTAGAACAACAGCCGAGTATCATACACCCGGCCAGAGCATACTTGGTAACGACCAGAAGGCTCCACCAGTTGCAGAAAAAACTGTGACAATAGATGACCTATTAATTAGTTCAGCTTTTGTTTATGAGCTAGACGAGACACTAGCACACTACGACCTACGTGGTGAAATCTCAAACAAGATCGGTTATGCTCTCGCAGAGAAGTATGACAGACTTATCTTCCGTGCTATTGCGAAAGGTGCTAGACAGGCTTCTCCTGTTTCTATGTCCAACTTCCAAGAGCCCGGTGGAACACAGATCCAAGTTGGTGCTGGATCAGACGCAGACGACGCTTACAGCTCAACACACCTAATCTCAGCTTTCTATGATGCAGCTGCTGCACTAGACGAGAAGGGTGTTGGAACTGACGGCAGAGTTGCTGTCCTAAACCCAAGACAGTACTATGAACTTATACAAGCTATTGGTTCTAACGGTCTTGTAAACAGAGATGTACAAGGTACAGCTTTACAGAGTGGACAAGGCATCATTGAAATTGCAGGCATCCAGATCTTCAAGTCAATGAACATTCCATTCTTCAGCAAGTATGGTACAAAGTATGCTCCTTCATCAGGTGCACAAGCTGGTACTGACCTTGCAACTATTGATCCCGGTAACACTGGTGACTTCGTATCAGTTGGTGCAGAAGATGCTAGAGCTTCAGTTACAGGTATCAACAACAACTATGGTAACACATCTAACTTTGCAAACACATGCGGACTTATCTTCCAAAGAGAAGCTGCTGCTGTTGTAGAAGCTATCGGGCCACAGGTTCAGGTAACTTCAGGTGATGTTTCTGTTGTATACCAAGGTGACGTAATCCTTGGAAGACTAGCTATGGGTGCAGACTTCTTAAACCCAGCTGCTTGTGTTGAATTGTTCGCTGGAACAACAACTAAGCCTGCTGCGTTTGGTACTACATACCCAGCTAACGCTTAATTTTTATTTTTATACGGGGGCTTCGGCCTCCTTTTTTTCTTATGGCTACCACAACTATTGACACCGATACAGAACTATCCGCAGTGAACTCTATACTGGGAGCTATCGGACAAGCACCTCTCACGACTCTTAACTTTGATAATCCAGAGGTGTCATTTATATTTAATTTACTACGTGATGCTAACGTTGATACACAGTCAGAAGGTTGGCATTTCAATACAGAATATCATGTAAAGTTTACACCTGACGCAAACAAGAAGATTGCAATAGGTGCTGACATACTTTCTATGGACTTACACGATAATCAAGCCCGTAGACATAGTGACCTCGTACGCCGTAATGGATTTTTATATGACAAGTCTACTCATACAGATGAGTTTGACGGTGACGTAGATCTTGATGTTGTAAGACTATATGTATTTGAAGATCTACCTATTGTATTTAGAAGATACATAGTTTACAGGGCATCTAGAATTGCAGCTACACAACTTGTTGCTAACGCAGGGTTGGTAAGATTACTAGGAGTACAGGAGCAGCAGGCAAGAGCTGCATTACAAGAGTATGAGTGCAACCAAGGCGACCATAGTATGATGGGATTCCCAGAAGGCACAGCATACCAAACATATCAACCATTTAGAAATCTAAGGAGATAATGGCAGGCGTAACACAAACCATTCCACAATACTCATTGGGTATATCAGAGCAGCCTGATAACTTGAAATTTCCCGGTCAGGTTTCAGATTCTCTCAATGCTATACCAGATGTGACCAAAGGTCTTTTTAAAAGGCCGGGTGCTAAAAGAATAGGAACCGATGCTCTATCCAGTGTGCAGAGTGGAGGTTCGTGGTTTCACTACTTCCGTGACGAAACAGAAGGATCTTATATTGGACAGATAGCAGCTGATGGTCAAGTCAGAGTCTGGCGTTGTAACGATGGGCAGTTGATGACTACAACTTATACTAGCCCGGCATCTATACAAGCATATCTAGCTACAAGCACACCAGAAAACCTACAGACGCTTACAATCAATGATACGACTTTTGTTACCAACCGTGATACTACTAATGCTAACACTCTCATTGGGACAACGGGAACTACAGATGCTACACCAGATGCTCATTTCGCTTTTCTAGAGCTACTGCGTACAGAAAATGGTAGACAGTATGGTCTAAATATATCAAACGATGCTACAACACAGACTCTCGATCGTGCTACACGTATCGAAATACAGAGCGATAACCTTGATGAGTCTGATGGTACAGGTCACTGTCCCGGTATAGGCACACAAGTATTTAGTGTAGATTCTGGTAGTAAAACAAACTTAATATTTAGACTTAACGTTTTAGGTCAACAAGGTGTAAGTCCTAGCTATGGTGCTAACCAAAATGGTGCTGGTGGACAGGATTATAGATGTAGCTACAATAGAGAAGCTGTGCTACTACATGGTGGCGAAGGCTATGTTACAAATGACACAGTTACAGCTACACTTACTTCAGCTGCTGGTGGTGCAGATACTAACGGTAACGGTACACCAGATGCTGCTGCTACATATACTATCAAAGTTGTAGATCACGAAAGAACAACAGTGCAGGCTAACTTAGGTCTAATTAGGCCAGCTCCTACACCGTTTGATGCACAGACTGCTGTAACTGCTGATGCTATTTTAGGAAGTCTAAAAGAAGAAATTGATGCTATATCAGGTATTAGTGCTCAGATTATAGGTTCTGGTATGTATATATCAAGTGCTAACCCATTTAACGTAGAGGTTGTAGAAGAAGATCTCATGCGTGTCATGCAAAGTTCTGTTAACGATGTAACAAACTTACCAAACCAGTGTAAGCATGGTTATATAGTTAAGATTTCTAACTCTCGAATGTCAGATGAAGATGACTACTATGTACGCTTTGACGGAGAAAACAACAGGGACGGCTCTGGATCTTGGTCTGAGTGTGCAAAACCCGGCATAGCTAAAACATTAACTAATATGCCAGTTGCCATACAGCGTATAGGTTCAACCACATTTATGGTCAAGCATTTTACATATGAAGATAGGCGAGTTGGTGATGACTTAACTAACCCACTACCTAGCTTTGTAGGTCAACGTATTAATAAAGTATTGTTTTTCCGTAATAGATTAGCAATGCTATCAGGTGAGAATGTCATAACCTCACGACCGGGAACCCTTGGTACACCTGACTTTTTCGTAGAGTCAGCACTTACAACATCAGCAAGTGACCCGATTGATATATCTGCGGCATCTATGTTTCCGTCAGAACTGTTTGATGGTATCGAAATCAACACAGGTTTGCTTGTGTTTAGTACGAACCAACAGTTCTTGTTAGCATCTGATGACACAGTTTTAAATCCAGATACAGCTAAACTGCGTAGTGTATCTACATTTAATTATAATGAAACCATAGCTCCTATATCTCTAGGCACAACTGTAGCCTACATAGATAACTCTGGTAAGTTTAGCCGATTCAATGAAATGGCAAACGTGCAGAGAGAAGGAGAACCAAACGTTGTAGAGGTAAGTAAGATTGTACCTACTCTACTACCGAAAGATATAGACCTCATTACTAACTCTAGAGAAAATTCTATAGTATTGATGGGTAAAACAAACT